CGCCGGTTCTCTGGAGTAGGGAGTGGGGATGGCTCCATCAGGGGGGAGTACCCCTCGCTCGTCCCAGCCGGGCGCCCACAATTCGCTCAAATGATCTTTCGGTCGCGTTTTTTTGCCGTGAGGCCCGCACCCATCGAAATCCGCACTTCTCCCGAGCTCACGCGCACGCCGAGCCACGCCCGCCGCCCAGGTCCACGCCACGCCTGGCCAGCTCGCGCCGATCGCCGTCGGCCGCCGCGTCCTGCTCGCAGCTTCCCGCACTCACGCCTCATATCCTCCCACGCTCATATGCTCCGCCCTACTCACGCAAATACAAACGGGCAGGATCTCTCCCGCCCGTCCATCGTCCGCGAGGTTTCGCGGTCGTCACTCCCCGCTCTGCTCCCGCTCTTTGCGCTTGCGGTAATTCTCACGTGCGCGCTCGTTGATCCTGTCCTGATATGCTCGCCGCTCCTCCTCAGACATCGCCGCTTTTTTATCCGCCAAGAGCTGTCGCCGATAGGCATTGCGCGTCTCCCGGTTTTGCACCTCGTAGGCCTCTGCGCCACGGCGCGCCAACTCAGTGGCGCAGGCGGGGGAGCAGGTGAGGGCGGCCGACGCCGGCACGAACATCCGCCCGCACACCTTGCAGGGGATCTCCGCGGCATGACTGCGCCGATCGATCCTGCGCTGCTCCGGCGTGATGTGCTCGGCGTTCCAGGCGCGGCTCAGCGCGTTGGCCGCCTCCCTGACCGCCTCCGGTGCGCACTCCGGACAATACCGCTGCAAACCGCTGTTGACGGTGTACGGCTGCCCGCAACGCTCGCAGTATGCGGTGCTGCCGATACTGCGCACCAGTCCCGCCTTTTTGCGCTGCTTGGCCTCCCGATCATGCAGGCGCCGACGCTCCGCCCGACATGCCGGGCAATACCAGGCCCTCGGACCGCCGGGAAACGATGCCCCGCAGCCCTGGCATGTCCGCTCCCGGACCACCTGTCGCCTGCGAGCATCGACGCAATCCGGGCACGCATTCGCGCCCGGATCGCCGTCAAACGTCGTCCCGCAATACTTACAGATCCTTCGCATCCTCAGATCACCACCCTGGGCAGCCCGTCCAGCATCACAGCATCCCGTCCGCCGGGGCCCATCCAGCTGCACTCGGCGATGTCCGCCGCGCTGCGCACGGTGAGCGCCGTCCAGTCGGTAGGCGTCAGCTGGAGGCCCGCGGACAGGATCACCGGCACGATGTCGCCGGTCTCGCTGAGATAAACGTGGTAGAGCGTGCCATAGTCCGGGATTTCCTCGCTGCGGATGATCCCGCAGCTGAACACGTCACCGGTCAGCGGATCGATCAGGGGCAACTCCTGCGCCACGCCCAGCAGCCAGGCGGGGTCGACGCCCAGGGTATTGGCCATCAGCTGCACGCTGCCCTGGCCGGGGTTGCGCTTGCCGGTCATGAGCTGGCTGATATACGCGGTGGAGACGCCCAGCTTCTCGGCGATCTCCTTGCCGTTGAGGCCCGCAAGGCGGGCCGCGATCTCAAAATTGGTCATAGCGTTGTCCTCCTTTTAACTTTGTCAATCGCTTATGCCGCCACAAACTTGCCCGCCAGATTATCCACGTAACCGATCTTGGTGGTGTGCTTGAGGTTCCAGGCGTTGGTGTAGTGACGCACCTCGATGTAGGTGCGGTTTTTGCCGTACTTGACCCAGTCATTGGCCACAACCTTGGCCTTGCCGCAGTAGTCGTCGGTATGCTCCTCAGCCTCGATCATGGCCTTGGCCAGCGCCCAAGCCGCCCTCATGGCCGTGCTGCGATCGATGCCGTAGGTCTTAATCAGGGTCCAGGCGTTGCGCATGATCTCGCTCTTGTTGTACTTCATCGTTTTTTCCTCCTTGATGTCCTCTCTTGATCTTGTATATATTATAAAGCATGGTGCTTAATTTGTCAATAGGTTTTGATAAAAAAAATTAAGCATATTGCTTAATTTAACAATCCGCAAGGGCATAAAAAAAGCACCCCCGGCACATGGCCGGGGGTGTGTGTCAGTCGGTGTCCTCGTCGGGCGGTTTGTCTTTTGCTTCTCGCATCGTCTCCAGGCGCTGCTTGATAAATGACGGGAAGGGCACGCCCATCAGTTCTGCGTTCTCCAGGATGCTCAGGCCCTCGTTGGCGATGTAATAAAAAACCGTGGCCGTCTGGAAAACCATGGCGGTGTTGCCGATGGCCTTATCGAGCTGCGTGGCCACCAGGACGATCAGCATAATAAACCCTTTTTTCGCAATGCCGACGAAGCCGATCTTGGACGACAGGCCGCCGCCGTCGGTCTTGGGGCTTCGTCCGCTGATGGCCACGAGTACGCCGGTGATGTAGTCCACGCCCATCATGATGGCCAGGATGGACAGGGCGGTGGTCCACTCGCCGTAAAGCCCGGCGATGGCTCCAGCCGCGACGGCCACCGCCTTGATGATCTTATCCCACATAGCATTGTCCTCCGTTCTTCGCCCGGCGTCGCCGACCCTGCGGATCAGCGGCGCGCTGCCGGACGTTACTCGATGATCAGATCTTCGCAGCCACTGTCGATCAGGATCTCGCGGACCTTATCCTTCAGGAGCTTCGGCACCTGCGCGAAGGTCTTTTTTCCCAGCATGATCTGCTGGGCCCACAGCATAGCCATCATCGTCTCACCCTCCTTCCCCCACAGAATCCTGGATATCACGGACATGAGCCTAGCCGCCATAGACGACCTCGCTCATCTCCAGGACGCACTCGGTCAGCATGTCGATCTGGCCGCCCTGCGCATCCACCTTGTCGATCAGCTCCCCGATGTCGGGCGTCTCCGGCCCCGGCAGATCCTCCGGCTGGCCGTTGCATAGCGCCACGCAGCTGCCCGGCTCCAGACCGGTGCACAGCACGCAGAAGCTGTCCAGGTCGATCGAAAACCGCCCCCGGCTGGGGTTGCAGATCACCACGTCGCCGCGATCATTCAATCCGCAGCATACGATAAAATGGTTCCTGCGCCACCAGACGATGGCGGGGCGGTCCTGCGTGGCCACCTCCTCGGGGGCCATGCCGTAGGCCGCCAGGTCCTCCAGCCCGTGGGCGCGGCCCACGCGCCTCACGTCCGCCGCCGTGCACCCCGTCAGGCCCACGCCGCACTCGGTGATCAGCTGGTCCAGTTCCGCCTCGATGCCGTAGTAGGCGAGCAGCATTTTAAGGCACGCAGGCCCGCAGGCCGTGGCCCTGCCCGTGGTCACGGGCTTTACGTCAAACATAGCCTATCCCTCCTTACCGCAGCGGGTCCACCTTGGCCACGTTGATCGGCATGTCAAAGCTCTGGCGCTTGGCCTCCGCCAGCGCGATGCCCTCCTCGTCCAGCGGCAGCTGCTCCGCCGCCGCGATCTCCCGGTCCTTCTCGGCCTGGATCACGGCCATCTCATCGATCCTGCTCATTCGAAAATCACGCCTCCCGTCTCATCATCCACCACATAGTCGGTCCCCGCATAATACTGGCCTTGCGTCAGCTCCTCCAGCCGCATCATCTCCGGGGATTTGTCCATCACGGTGTATTCGTCCTCCACCGTGTACTCGTCCACCCGCTTGAGCATCTTGGTCAGATACTGGGTCTGCCGGTTGAACTCGATGTCCTTGGTCGGGTGCTGGATGTGCTTGATCCATCCCAGCTGCTTGCGCTCCTCCGGGTGCTCGTCGAACCAGGCCTTGAGCCCGTAGATCATCCGGCCCGTGATCTTGCCGTCCATGTCGTTCATCGGGCAGTATTCGATCTTGCCGTCCTCCCGGAGCCGCTCATAAGTCCATTTTTCCTCTGCCATTTTCCGCGCCCTCCTTTACGACGGTATGTTGGTGTGCACGTTGGCCAGCATCCACAGTTTCACCCCGTCGATCTCGGAGTAGTGAAGATCGACGATGTTAAAGCCCGCGGTGATCGACGCCGAAGCGCCCGCGTTGGTGGCCTTCACGCCCTCCGCAGAGGGCTTGAGCGTGATGCTCCTGGCCGTGTCGTGCCGCAGCTGGAACTCAAACCACGCGCCGTGTCCGTCGTCCGCCACCTCCGGCAGCACGATCTCCAGGGGGCAGTCGATCAGCACCGGGCATTTGTAGGTCACGTTGCGCACCATCCCGGCAAAGGTCAGCTTGCTGTGGGTGTAGTATGCCGGCACGGTCTCGCCCACGGCCACCTCCGCCGCCGTGTATACGCCGTCGTCCAGGGTGTAGTAGGTCACGTCTGCCGCAAACACGCCCGTATCCACGCGCTCATAGGCGTCCTCGCCGGTCTGGACGTAGTAGGCCGGCACGGCCTCGCCCGCCGTCACCTCGGCCAGGGTATACGTGCCGTCCTCGCCCCAGGTGTAGTAGTGTTTGTCCGCCGCGAAGGTCGCGTCCGCCGTCAGGGCATACTCCCAGGTGGCGTAGTCGCTGATGTCGTACACATAAAACGTGGTCCGATAGTCCAGGTTCCTCACCGCCAGGTCGGTGGCTTTGTACACCACCCGGTCCGCGTGATCCGCATCCCAGGTCACCGTCACCGGCACGCCCATGGCCGTCACGCCGAAGCGCACCGCCACGTCCACGTGGTCCGCGCCCACCTCGATGATGGCCCCGGCCGCGCCCTCCACGGCGGTGTCCCCGGTCACCACAACGCCCTCCGGGGCGCTGATCCGGCTGAATGCGTACCAGCCCGGCTCCGTGATGCCGTAGGCCGCGTATGCCTCCAGGTCCGCCGCCGCCAGGTAGGCGGGCACGCCCTCCACCTCGGCCACGCTGCCCATGGCCAGGCCCACGTCCGTCAGGCTGGCCACGCGATTTTTAAGCTGATTCTCTAACCGCTCCAGCGCCTGCCAAGCCGCCTCCCGGGCCTGGGCCGCGGCCTTCTGCACATCGGCGGCCCAGTTGGGCGACGGGCCCGCCGGGTCGATGCTGGAGGGCTCCGCGCCCTTCTCGATGGGCCGGGTGCTCACCCATATCGTGGGGATCACCACCGTGCCCTCGGCGTCGCAGGCGTACACGCCGATCATCAGCACGCCGCCGGGATGGCGCACGCACTCCGCGGGCACCTCCACCTGATAGCCGTCGATCAGCGCCCGGTCCCTCGCCGCCTCGCTCCCCCGAAACACCGCGGTGCACGCCAGCCCGTCGAAATCCTCGGACAGCTCGAATTTAACCGGGATGCCCACGCTGCCCGACGTGATGGGCTCGGTGGATTTCAGGCTCGCGCTCCGGCCGTCCACGCTCACTGTGATCATTTGCTATCCCTCCTTTTCCAACCTTGCGTATTTCCCGGATATCCAGGCATTCACGGGCGAAATCTCGCCCGGCTCCAGGTACTCGATCAGGTACCAGTCGGTGCCGTTTACCTGGTGTACCTCGTCGTCATACACCAGCCGGTCGCCCTTTTTCACGGTCCCCAGCTTTTTGTAGTCGGTGCCCGGGCCGCTGCGGACGTTGACCGTCCCGCCGGTCACCACCACGCACGCCCGGCCAGTCCCAGCACTCTGACTGTTGCCCGTTGCCTGTTCCCTGTTGCCTTCATCATCCTGTATCATCCTCCGCACCCGGATCAGCAGCCGCCGCTTCAGGGGCGTCACGGACTTGGTATTGTACCGGGTCCGGCAATAGCCGTTCATCTCGTGCTTCTTCGCCAGGCCGCTGCCGTGGCCGTAGAGCGTCACCGTGGAGCCGGAGATTTCGCCCACCATCTCCACGTGTCCCACGTAGCCGGCGGACTTCCGGCCCACGTCGTTGCCCGCGAACAGCAGCATGTCGCCGATCCTGAGCACCTCCGGGTTCTGGATCACGCCGTTTTTGATGATCACCGGCACGTCCACCAGCTTCTTGCTGTTCCACATGCCCACCGTGTTCAGTATGCCGAAGCCCTCCCCGGCCTCCCTGTAGGCGTAGCTCACCGAGCTTGAACAGTCGGAGTAATACTTCCCGTCCTTGTAGGGCTTCGTACAGTAGTCCCGCCGGGCGTTGCTGTAGTGGTTGCGCCCGATGAACTTCCGGTAGGCGTTGCGCACCTTCAAGCGCCGTTCATTCGCCGTCGCCATGGATCACACCTCCTTATCCCATCAGCCCGGCGATGTACGTCGGGATGTCGATGTACAGCTCCGCGAGGATCTCCGGCCCCGCCGGGTCGGCGCTGTACAGGTTCGTCTGTCCCTTCCTGCCCCGCAGGGAGCGAAGGGCCGTCAGCTGCGCCGTCGTCAGCTGGACTGCCTCCGGCGCGGCCAACTGGTAGATAAGTGTCATGTTGTTCGCGGCCAGTGCGGCCTTGAACGCATCCACACTCGCGTATTCCGTGTTGATGTCGAAATTCGCGCCGCTGGCAAAGAAGCTCTTGCCGGTGTCACTTGTGGGGCTGCCTGGATTCGCGACCGCGTGCGTGCACAGATGGCTGGCGTAGGGGACTGCGTTGGGCGTGTAGGTAGAGGCGAGATAGTACCTGCCAGTGACCTGCGTGGACGCAAACCAGTTTTCAGTGCCATTCAGTGTCACCACGCCGCACCGCTTCGTGTACGTCCCCGCCTCAAGATCGATGGTGTCGCAGATCCATCTCGTTTCGCCGGAGTCCACGTAGTTCCCGCCGCTGGCCACCGGGATGCCTGGCAGGCCGTTCGGCGTGGGGATGGCGGCGGTCAGCTTGTCCAGCATCGGCGCGAAGTCCGTCCGCGCGCTGCCGACCTCCAGCTGCACGCCTTTGAGGATCGCCGTCACGCCGGACGCCGTGGCGTTGCCCATGCGCAGCGTCATCGTCAGCGGTTCATCGTTCGGCACCCGGAAGGTGGTGGACAGGGTGGAGCCGTAGATCATGGCCAGCTGATTGTCGCCCTGATGGATGCGCACGCTGGCGTTGCTGTCGCCGGTGATGGACTCCGCGGAAAGCGTCAGCGTCTTTCCCGCAGCGTTCCGCACGCCGATCTCACCGCCATATACCACCTTCTCGCTGCCGCTTCCCACCGTGCTCGTCAGCGTGTATGTGCCCGTCTCGGCGTCAAAGGTCCAGTTGCACCCCGTGCCCGTGCCGCTGGTGCTCACGAATCGCCGGATCAGGTTCTTCGCCGCGCTCACCATCGAAAGCGTCCCGCCGCTGCCCGCGGTCACGATGTCCACGGGCGCGTCAGGCACGGGCGTGGCGCCCTTCTGGAGGCTCCTGCCGTAGATGGTCAGCCCCGCCGGCGGCGCGTCCACCGTGCCCGCCACGGTCACCATGGCGCCCGCGCCGCCCGCATGGGGGTAGAAGGTCTCCACCGCCGCGTCGAAGCACTGGAGCCTGCCGTCCATCTGCGCCAGCGCCGCGTCCACCAGCGCCTGGAGCTGCTCCAGCATGGTGGGCGTGATCTCGCCCGGGTTGGCCGCGCTGGCGGACCACGCGCCGTCCTGGATCTGATACTTCAGCACCGTGCTGGTGATCCGGCTGGTGCCCTTCAGGCCGTACACGCCGAAGCGCATGCGCCCCTTTTCCTGGATGGTCTCCCAGGGAATGACGGCATTGCCCGCGCTGTCCACCGCCACGGCGTAGGGATCCTCGCCGTCGCTGCCCCAGAAAAGCGCCACCCGGCTGAACCCGGTCCATTCGCCGTCAAAGTCGAAGTGCACCCGATCCACCCGGGCGCTGTCCGCCGCCAGCTGGGGCGTCCCGCTGATCGTCAGCCGGTGCCCCTCCAACTTCGCGTTGATCGTCAACATTTAATCACCTCACACTTACTTAAATGGGAAATGGGGAATGGGAAATGGGAAATTGAGAATGTGGCTGCCGCCATTTCCGTAGGGACGCCATTCATGGCGTCCGCCCGGCTATTCCTAATCCCTAGTCCCTAATCCCTAATCCCTCGTCATCCCCGGCCATTCCTAATCCCTAATCCCTAATCCCTAATCCCTCGTCTCCCTACTTCGCATACTCAATAATCACGTAAAACGTCCCTGCAAAGGAAGAATTGAAGATCACTTCCCCCGCGGCGCTCATGTGCGCGTTGCAGTAGTTGCTGGAAGAGTGGTGGAAATTCAGCGGGAACATCTTGCCGTCGGACGCCCGCACCGCGCAGCCGTCCATCCGGATCAGCTGGCCGTTCAGCGTGCCGAAGGCCGGGATGGTGTACCCCGTCACCCACGTGCCCGTCTGGGTCAGCTCGTAGCTGTTCACTCGCCGGTATACCTTCCGGCCGTCAATCCACGTGCCCCCGGTGGGCACCTCCGAGCCGGAGTAGTTCGTCACGCCCTCGATGCCGCCGTTGAACCAGGCGGGGTATTCGCACTCGAACTTGGGCTCGCTGTCCGTGGCGGAGGAGAACCGCCCGAAGGCCACGCCGCCCCTCTTTGCGGGAGACAGGTGGAAGTTGGCAAACGCCCGGGTCAGCGTCGTCAGGGCGCTGCATACCTCGTAGCTGTCCCCGTAGACCACATGGGCCGTGCAATCCTGCCCGTTGGGGAAGATCACCCCCGCGTCCACCAGCGCCGTGGAATCCGTCACGCCCGCGTTCAGGGCGCTTTCCCCGATGGCCGCCGTCAGGTCCACCGTCTGCCCGTCGTAGGTCAGCGTGCACACCATCGGCGCCGGGCTCGACGCGGTGCTGCGCAGCCGGTAGGCCCGCAGGCTGATCAGCGCGCAGGTGCCCTCGTCGTCCGGCGTGCCGGTGGCGTCGCAGCGCTTGAGGGACAGCCCCGATATCAGGGGCGTGAGCCGCTCCAGGTACGCGCCGGTGTTCGAAAGCGACGCGGTGACGCTGGCGCTGGCGGCGTTCGTCGTCACGATCAGCTGCGCGGCCTGCACGCCCCTGCGGTGATTCTCCCGCAGATACTTGTAAATGCCGCCGTCCTCATCCCGCGCCGTCGCCTTCACCGTCAGTATGACGGTCCGGCTCGTGCTGTTGGCGATGGAGCAGCCCCGGGCGGCCATCCGGGAGTTGTAGTCCAGCATCTCGTAGGTCGTGCCGCCCACCACGCATACCAGCCGCACCCGGTAGCTGGTGATGGTCTTGCCGGTGGTGTTGACCATCGTGAATCTGAGCGTCGCGTTTTCATCCGGGGCCAGGTACGGCAGGCCGTAGGCGCTGCCCACCAGACGCGCGTTCGTAATCGCCAGTGGCATTCATCATTCCTCCTTCATTTTGAACACCAGCCCGCCATCGGTGGATTTGCGCAGCTGGTAGTTGCCGAACTGTACATAGTCCCCGGCGAACCGGCTGAACGTCTTTCCCGCTTCCCGGATGTCCACCGATTCCTCCCGGATCAGCACCTCCTTGGTGCTGAATATCGGGTTGCCGTCCTCGTCGATCTGGTAGTTGCCGTCCTCGTCCAGCACCGCGCGGCCCACATGCAGGCCCTCGTCGTCCAGCATGGCCATGCTGTTCATCCGCCCCGCCTGGAGCTTGATGCTCTCATTGGCGGAGATGTCGATGGTGTCGCCCAGGCTCTTGATGGAGGTCACGTACAGCATCGGGATGCTGGCCGAAGCCAGCAGGGCCTCGGAGGCGGTGATCTTCCCGGCCTCCAGCGCCGCCGCCAGCACGCGGTTGAAGGTGGCCTCCTCGGCGCTGACGTACTTTCCGGTGATGGTCTGGGCGTTAATGGTCTCCTCCACGATCTGCCGGCCGTCCGTGGTCACGCCCGCGGAGATCTCCGCCGCGGTGGCGTCGTACTGGGATGTGCGGATCACGCCGTTGGCGCCCACGCCCACCTCGTAGTAGTTCCCGTCCTCGCCCTTGATCACCAGCTTGCCCACGGTCACGTTCAGCAGGTTGGCCGATGTCACCGCCAGGTTGGTGATGTACATGCTGTTGGCCTGGCCGCGCTGGAGCGTCAGGGCCGACGATACCAGGTTCTGCACCGTCGTCAGGTCGAAGGTGCCCACCTTCGCCTGCACCGTCACCAGGTTCGCCAGCACGGCGGCCAGCGTGTCCGTGGTGATCCGCCCGGCCTCGATGTCCTGGGCCGCCACGTGCATCAGGTTCGCCACCGCCGCCGCCAGCGTGTCCGTCACGATGGTCTGGGCCGTCACGCTGTTCAGCTTCGCCTCCAGCGCCTCAAGCGACATGGTATTCAGCTGCTTGACCACCGCCGTCTCCGACGTAAAAGTGTCCGCTTGCATCGCTCGGGCATTCACGCTATCCACCTGGATGTGTCTCTCCCCGACGCAATCGTTGCCCAGCTGCCCCGCCGATAGCGTACCCCACGCGATCTGCTTGCCGCTGATGCTGCCGGAGATGCTCCCCGCGCTGATCTTCGCTTTGCTGAGCGTGCCGCCGGGCGTGCCCAGCGTGGTCTCGGTGTAGCGCTGTCGCATGCCGTTCCAGGTGCACTCGCACACCGCCATGTCGATGTAGCCGCACACCAGCGGGTGCCAAACGTGCACGATGTCGTACATGTGGCACTGGTCCATGTCCCTAAATGCCTTGTACTCCTCGCTGTCGCCCAGCCGGGCGTAGTCGATCTTGAGCGTCACGGCCGGGATGTGCACGCCCTTGTCCCACTCCGCCTGCACGGCGTTGCGCATGCGCGTGCGGGCCAGGGCCACGCTGACGCCCTCCTTTTTGTTCACCTTGGCGTCTGATACCTTCAGCTCCGCCATGTGGGGGAGGGGGAACTGGTCGTAGTTCGCCGATTTGATGTAGGGCACATCCCCGTCCAGGTACAGCGGCTCGCCCTTCTCCGTCTCGCCCACCGGCAGTATACAGGTGGTGATGTCGTCGGAGATCTCATAGCTGTCGATGCCCGTCAGGTTGCGGCCGTAGGTGGCGTAAAAGCCCCGGTCCATGCCGGCGGACCGCAGTATGGTGATGCTCCAGTCGTCCAGCAGCACGTCGCCGCCGAAGCGCCCCACGAAGCTCTCGTCCCCGTCCAGCAGGGCGCCTATGATGTTGGCGTTGCGCTTGTCGAAGGCGGTGCGGCTGTCGCCGATGTCGGTGTACAGCTCCACGTCCGTGTCCATGTAGGCGTTGCCCTTGATCAGCGCCAGCGCCTGCACGCCGGTCAGCACGTCCTTGGAAAAGGCGTCCGTCAGGATCCCCGCGGCGTCATAGGCCACGGGCATGGCCTCCACTTCGATCTCCTTGAGCTTCTTTTTCGGCTGCTGGAGCCGGAACAGCTGGGCCCGCACCTGCACGCTGGGCGTGGCGGCCTCCACCGCCGAAAGCGTATTGTAGGGCACGTCCTGGACTTTGACCTCCAGGGCGTCGTGGTCCATCCAACCGGTGCCATACTTGGAATGCTTCACCTTGTACCGGTCGTTGCCCTTGAGCACCACGGTCATCACGGTGCCCTTGGGCACGCATTTCTTTTTGGATCCCTTGCCGCTGGTGGCCTTGGTCCACATGTAGCGCTTTTCCTTGGTGGCGCCGGTGCTCACCGTCCACTGTTCGGCGGTGGCCACCAGCGCGCCCGCCTGGATCTCCGGCACCGTGCGCACCGGCACGTCCGCCCGGATGATCCGCCCGGCCGCTATCAGCTGCCACTTGCCGTCCGGGTCGTAGGGGTGGGTGATGGTCAGTATGGCCCCGCCCACGCCCTTGTTGACATACTCCCAGTCCAGAGGGCACAATGTGCCCAGACCCTCACAGTCAAAGTCCGTGGCGTTGGCCTCATAGATATTGATCGTGCTCGACATGCTATCAGCCTCCGGTCATCCGCTGATCCCGCCGGATGCGACTGTACAGATCCGCGGACAGGCGCTGTACGTCGCTGTCGTCCCGCACCTCCAGGTGCTCCACCTGGATCGGCGCGCTGACGGACATGTCCCTGGCGTCGGTGCTTTGGTTGTTGATCACCGTGGCGGCCGCGCGGCGGTCGTAGGAGGGGTAAAGCGCCTCCTCCACCGCCTCGCGGATCCTGGGCATGCTGCCCTCGATGCCGCGCACGAAGCCCAGGTCGAACATCTCGCCGAAGCCCTCGGTCACCTTGGAGGGCGAATGGATCTGCAATGCTGCCCTGGCGGCCTGCGCGGCGGCCTCCGCCACCTGCCTGGCGGCAGCGATCACGCCGCTGCGTCCGGCCCGTATGCCCGCCGCCAGGCCCGCGTCGAACTGCGTGCCGATCGTTGTGCCCCGGGTCCGCAGGGTGGCAAAGGCCGAGACGATCGATGTGCTCACCGCGGCGGCGTCCCCGCCGAAGGCGTATTGACGCATGCCCTGGCCGATGCCCGCCGCCACAAAGCCGCCCGTGGGCACCATCGTCGTGGCGGGGCTGGAAACGCCCAGCGCGCTGTTGATGGCGCTCTTGATGGCCTCGCCCACGGTGGCGGCGTCGCCCGAAAAGGCGTAGCCCGCCATGCCCTGGGCGATGCCGGCGCAGATCATCTCGCCGGTGTCGCCGTAGTCGTCGCCGCTGATCTCGTCCACGAAGGCCAGCAGCTCCGTCAGCTCCTGCCGGTAGCCTTCCAGCTGCTCTGGCGTGCCCTCGCCGCCCTCCAGCGCGCCCATCAGGTTGGCGATCCTCTCGCCGATGGCCGTAAGCTGCGGCTCGCTCTGCGCCAGGCCGTCCACGCTCTGCTGGAGCGCCCCGAACTCGGCGGCCGCCTGGTCGGCGTAATCGTTGACACTCACGCCGAACTCGTCCATGCCGCCGTTATCCTTCGCCGCCTGCATGCTGGCCATCAGGTCGTCGTACACCTGCGCCAGCTGGGTGATGTTGTCGATCGCGCCCTGGGCATCCCGGCTCAGGGGCTCCAGGGCGGTGCCGGTCAGGCCCGTGGTGTGCATGCCCGCCTCGCTCTGCTCCAGTCCCTCCTGGCTGCCCACGTCCGGCGTGATGATCACGTGAAGGGTGCCGTCCTCTCCCACCATGGCCACGTCGTTGGCGGTGATCTGCTTTACCACCTCCGGCGTCACGGGCAGCTTCGCGCCGTCCGCGCCATAGATGGCCAGCATCCCCTGGTCGTAGGCGCTTTTGAGCTCGCTGGTCCACCCGGCCCCCAGCTGCACGCCCACCTTGGCCTTGGGCCCGGTCAGGGTGATGCCGCTGTTGGCCTGCTCCCATGCCGCGATCGCCGCCTGGTCCAGCGGGTTCAGCACCACGCTGGCGGCGGTACTTAGCGTCGGAAGTGTCACTTCCGTCGCCACCGTCACGCTGGTCACCTTGCCGCTGCCGTCCACCGCGAAGGTCATGCCGTCGGCATGCACCGCCGTGATGTTGCCTTCGGCGTCCACCTCGTACTCGGCGTCCTCCGGCCATTTCACCCCCGTCACGTTGCCGCCCACGTCCACAGTAAACCCGGAGGGCGCGGTCACTCCGGTGATGTTGCCCTGGGTGTCCACAGTGAACACGGTGCCCGAAGCGGTAGTTACGCTGGTGATGTTGCCCTGGGCGTCCACTTGGTAGGTGGAGCCTGTCGGCCAGGTGATGTCGCTCACGTTGCCCGTCAGGTCGATCTCGGTCTCCTCCAGCTCCACCGTGGGGCTCAGTGATTTGCCTTCGGCGAACGCCGCCCAGTCGGCCGCCGCCTGCGTCATGTCCAGGCCCACCATGATCCGCTGGATCTCCTCCGGCAGGGCGGATCCGAACATCTCGCCCAGCCCCTCCAGGCCCTCCACGCCCTCGCTCAGTTGCTTGATGGCGTCGATTTTTTCATACAGGTCCTTGGTATTAATCCCCAGGTCCAGCAGTTCCTGGTCGCTCATGCCGCTGGCCTTGAGCTGCTCCACCAGACTCAGCATGCTGGCCAGCTTGCCCTCGTCCAGCCCTTGGGTGAAGTCGGCAATGTCCGCCACGTCGATGTCCTGAAGGTTGCCCAGCTTGGCCAGCAGGTCGTCGATCTGCTTTACCTGCTCGGTGTAGCCGCCCTCCTCCCAGGCGGCCTTGCCGGCCTCCTGCACGGCGCTGGCGTAATCCTCCTCGCCCTGCTGCCGCTGCTCGTTGTAGCGCTCATTCAGGGCGTTCAGTGCGGCCTGCCGGGCGGTCTCGTCCTCGATCTGCTGAATGTTGGCGTACTCGGCGTCGTAGCTCTCGTTCAGCGTGTCCATGTAGGCCTTCCGGCCCTCGGCCAGGGCGTTCATGGTGTCGCCGAACAGGGTGGGGTCGATCTCGCCGCCGCTTGTAAGCGTGCGCTCGATCTCGGCCTTCATGCCGGTGATCACCTGATCGTACCCGCCGCCGTCTCCCACCTCGTACTTCACCTGGATCTCGGCGCGCGCCTCCAGGATCTCGTTGAGCCTGGTCTTGTCCTCGTCCGTCAGCAGGCCGTTCTGCCGCTTTTTCAGCAGCCCCTCGACCTCCTTGTCGTAGGCGTCCAGCTGCTTGAGATCCTTGTCCAGGTTGGCCTGGGCCTCCGGCGTCAGCGCGCCGTATTCGCCCAGCAGATCCTTCTGGCCCTCGATAGCACCGCGCACGTCGTCCGATCCCGATTTAAAGCCGTCCACGTACTGCTTCAGGATCTCGTTGGTCTCGGCCTTGCCGTCCGTCCAGGTGGTGATCAGGCTGTCCATCCAGTCCTGCGCCGCCTCGGCACCGCCGGCGAAGCTGTCCTTCGTGAGCCCGAAGCGCGCAAGCGGGTCGCTGTTGCCGGTGTCATACATGGTCTTGGCCTGGGTCTCGCTCCATTCCCTGGCCACCTTGTTCAGCTGCTCCTGGGCCTCCCTGGCCGCCTGGGCGCCGCTGGCGTAGTCGTACAGCTTGTAGGTGGCGAGTCCCAGCCCCGCGATCAGCGCGGCGATGCCGGCGGGCCCCAACAGGCTCCCCAGGGAGCTCATAAACCCTGCCAGCCCGCCGCCGCTGGCAACGGCCCCGGCCAGGCTGCTGAAGCCCTGCGCCACCGCGCCGATGGCCGTGTTGGCTTTGCCCAGCAGTGTCACGGCGGGGCCCACGGCGGCGGCGTAGGCCGCCCACTTAACGATGCTGGCGCGCTGGGCGTCGTCCAGTGCGCCGAACTTTTCGACGATACTGCCCACGCCGTCCAGGCCCATCTCCACGGCGGGCATGATGGCCTTGCCGAAATCCATGGCCACCCGCTGGGCCTGCTTCCCGGCCATCTTCATGCGGCTCTCGGTGGTGCCGTAGCGCACCGCCGCCTCGTTTTGCAGGGCATTGTTCTCAGTCCAGGCGGTGTTGGCCAGGTCGATGGATTTGGTCATAAGGCTGCTGGCGTTGCTGGCGCGCAGCAGCATGTCCCTGAACCGCGTCTCGGTCACGCCCATCTCGTCCAGCATCACGATGGCGCTCTTGCTGCCCGTGGAAAGCCCCTGCACGAACTTGATAAACGTGCCCGCGGCGTCCTGGGCGAAGGCCTGTTTGAACTGATCGCTGGTCATGCCGGCCACGTCGGCGTACTTTTTGAGATCCTCGCTGCCGGTCTCCGCCGCCACCTTCATGCCGATGATGGCCTTGCTGAAGGCGGTGCCGCCCGCCTGGGCCTCCAGGCCCAGCGAGGCCAGGCCGCCGGAGATGCCGAAGATCTGCTGATCCGTCATGCCCGCTTGGTGGCCCGCCGCGCCGATGGCCTGGGCGAAGTTTACGATCTTGCTCTCGGTGGTGGCCAGGTTGTTGCCCAGCGCCACGGTCACGGAGCCCAGCCGGTCGATGTTCTCCTGGGGCATTTGCGTGATGTTGGCGTACTGGGCGAAGCTCTGGGCCGCGCTCTCGGCGGTCAGGTCCGTGGTCTCGGCCAGGTCCGCCATGGTGCGGGTAAATCCCACCACGTTGTCGGTGGCGATGCCCAGCTGGCCCGCGTTGGCGGCGATGTCCGCCAGGTCCGCGTAGTCCGTCGGCACCTCCATGCTCAGCAGGGCGTCGTTGATCCTCTGGAGATCCTCCTCGGTGCCGTCCACGGTCTTGCGCACCCCCGCAAAGCTGCTCTCCCAGTCGATGGCGGCCTTGGCCGCCGCCACGCCCGCGCCCACGATGGCCATGCTGCCCCGGGTGAGCACCTTGCCCGCCCGCACCTGGCGCTCCCCGGCGCTCTTGGCGTTCGCGGCGAACTTCCCGGCGGCCTCGGATGCCTTCTCCCAAGCCGCGGCGTTGCGCTGGAGCCTGCCCTCCTCCTGCTGGAGGGCAGCGGAGGTCTGGGCCATGGCGGCCTTGGCATTGTTTTGCTCGATGGTCAGCCTTTGCACCGCCTGGGCGTTCTTGGCAACAGCCTTGTCCGCCCGGGCGTGGGCCGCCTCGGCCTGCTTCACAGCGTCGCCGGTCTCCTTGTAGGCGGCCTTCATTTGCTCCAGCTCGGCGGCCATCTCCGCGTACACGGAGGTGCCCTTCATGCCCGCGCCCTCCAGCTCCTTGAGGGCCGCCTCCATGCCCTTGATGCTCTCGCCCTGCTCGGCGTACTTGGCCTTGAGCTGGTCCAGGCTCGCACCGGTCTCCTTATAGCGAGTCTGGCTCTTGGCCAGCTTTTCGTTGGCCTGCTCGATGGCCGTGCCGTACTTCTCCACCAGCTGCTGCTGGGCACTCAGCTTGGATCTCAGCTGATCCGCGGCGGAGCCCGTCTGGTTGAGCCCCTGGGACATCCCCGCCGCCATGGCGGCCGAAGCCGCGAAGCCGCTGTCCAGCAGCTTGAGCTCGTTGCGGATCGCGCTGATCTGGGCCTTGGTATCGCCGTGCTCGAATGCGAGCTTGACCACCAGGTCCTTGACGCTCTCACCAGGCATTTATATCACCACCGTTTATCAGTAATTGCGCCACCTGGGCGTGATCTCCAGGCGGGTGATCCCGCCGGTCCAGTTGATCATGCAGCCCTCCGGCGGGATCTTGGGCCAGTCGCCCACGCGGGTCAGCTTCGCGCCCAGGTTGACGTCCTCGCGGTACATCATCTGGGCATTGCAGTCGATCATCACATAGTCCGTGATGTCGTCGATGATCAGCGAGCTGCTGCCGATCATCAGGGTGACGTCGCCGCTGCCGATCACCCGGATCAGGGGCTCCGCCGGCGCGGTGCCGGGGTTGCCCAGCCTGCTCGGAGTGTCGAATTTCAGCGCCTTGCGCTCCGGGTAAAAATACCGGTACGGCTCGCACTCGAAGGTGAGCACGAACCGCCGGTCGGGGCGCACTCGCAGGATCTTGGAAAACTCGATCTGGTTTTTCACCCATGCGTTGTAGTAAAAGTCCGGGGCGGCCGGGGTCACCAGCTTGCCGCCACCCCGCAGCCACGCGCACAGCTCGTCGATGGTGTCGTCCTCAGGCCGCAGCATGGCACAGTCCATCTCGATGGTGATGGGATCCATCACATCGTCGCCCTCGGTGTAATGCAGCACCCTGGAGGAGCCAACGACCTTCTGGACCTCCGCGCGGATCGCGCCGGAAACGATGTCCACGGGGTTTTCCACGATCACCCCGTACTCGCTGGACTCGATGCCCTTGAAAATAAAGTAATCCATGTCGCCCTCCTGGTGCTCTATTTCTTGCCCTGGCGCCTGCGCCCGTTGTGGATGTAGGCCGGGTCCTTCGCCCGATCATAGGCGGCCCTGAAGCGCTCACAGCCCGTGTCCACGTACCGGCAGTCCGGCAGCTCGCAGGTCAGGCAGGGCTCGGCGCACTCAGCCGAATAGATCGCGGCCTTGCTCTCCTTCTCCAGCTCCAGGCCGTGGGTCTTGTATATGGCCATCGCTACCACACCTCGTCGATCGTGCCCCGATGCAGATAAATTACCTTGTCGGCCTTGCCGTTGCCCTTGCGCTTGCCGTCGCCGCTGGGCGCGCTGGCCTTCTTCCGGGCCCGCCGCTCGGCGCGCTCCCGTATGATCTGCATGTACAGGCCGTACTCTATCCGGTCCACGTCCGCCATGGGCATGCCGTTGTCCAGCATGGCGGCGTAGATCGATCTCAAAAACTCCGGCGGCGTCAGGCCTTGGCCTTCGCCTTCGTCGTCACCTTCGCCGCCGTCGGAGGGAAATCCACCATCTGCTCCGTCACGTAGCCGATCACCGCCCGCAGGAAGGTGGGGATCAGCGCGTAGGGGCTGCCCTCGTAGCCGTCCATCAGGTCCTCCACGGTGAACTGCTTGTCAAAGCACCGGCATATGAATATCAGGGCCTCGTCCACCTGGTCCGGGGCATAGCTGCCCGCGGCCTGGTCCCAGCGGTTTGCCAGGTCAAAGGCCTCCAGGCACTCCCGCATGCGGATGTTCGCCTGGTAGGTTCGGGGCTTCATGCCCCGCACGTTCAGCGTGATGTTGATCATCTTTTACTCCTTAACATAATGCCGGCCCCGGCGCGTTACCGGGGCCGGCTGTGGCTGTCGGTGGGGGAGTGGATCAGGCCTTCTGATACACGGTATCGAAGAACGCGCCCAGGATGGAGGACGCGCTCTCGTCCTTGCTGTTCACGCGGGCCTTGATGTCCTTGTCGTAGATCCTCGGGCCGAACTGACCGTTGAGGGTGGGCGTCTGCCAGTTGACGGTGCCCTGCTCCTTGGTGTGGTAGGTCTGATCGCCGGGGGCGAACTTGCCCTTATAGAGCCACACATAATCATCGGAGCCGTCGGAGCGGGCGGACTTGAAGCCACACGCCACATAGGGCGCCTCGTCGCTGCCGTTCTCTACCTCGACGCCGTTGGTGTCCACGGTGGTGCCCAGCAGGTAGCTGGTCATATCGGCGCCCAGGGCGGCCTGGGTGATGGCCACCTCGTAGCCATCCTTGCTGTTCATGATCTCGTAGTAGGGGTTGTCATCGGCGCCCAGCTGGTCCTCGGAGATCTGGGCGGTCAGCGCGATCTCGATCACGCCGGGGGCCTTTTTGATGTCGGTCTCATAGGTCACGCCGGTGCTGTCGTCCTTGGTCACCTTGGCGAAAACCAGGTCGCGCACGCCGACGAGAACGCCGATGCGCTTGAAAGCGGAAGCTGCCATAGGTCATTACCTCCTTTAGTCGGGTCCGTAATCGCCGTAATCGACGAATGCGGTGTTGATCTGTTTTGCGTAGATGTGCGCGCCGTTGATGCGCGCGTAGGCGTCCGATGAGGTGGGGACCTCGAAGCGCTCCATGGTCAGCGCGTCCTCGATGGTCGCCACCACCTCGGTCAGGTCCGTGTGCCCATACACGAAGATGGTGATGTTGTACCGCCAGAATATGGGCCGATCGTCGGCGCTCTGTACGGAGCGCTCCTGGGTCATGTTGTACACGGCGTAGGTCTCCGGCAGCTCTGGGTGCTCCTCCGTGCGCCGCCACGCCTGGAAGAATCCGGGCACGTCGGCCAGCCGGAAAACCTCCTGCATGCGCTGGTAGATCGTCATGCCTAAAATCCTCCCAAAAGTGCTTCGGCGATGGCCTCCACCACCTGGTCCTCCACAGACTCAGCGGCGGGGGTCAGCCAGGGGTGGGGCGGTGCGGGCTTGGGCCCGCCGTGGCCGGATTCTACCAGGTGCGCCACGGGGCTGTTGATCGCGCCCACCTCTACGGATTTGCCGCTGCCGTAGCCGCGCTCGCGGATCCCCACGGTGCCCTTCATGCGGCCGCTGCGCACGGGCGCGGCGGCGATGGCGGCGGGCAGCAGCACGTTGGCGCCGGCGCGCAGGGCGGCGGGAGCGCGTGTCTCCAGCTCGCCGATGGCGTCTAGCTCCCGGGCCACGTCGCTGATCGTGCCGCGGTCCAGCTTCATCGTGATTCTGCCCATGCCGTCCTCCTCACTCGCCCTGGTCGCGGCTTACCGCGCGGATCCGCGCGTACTGCCCTGCCCAGGGCGTCTCGTCCATCCAGTCCACCGCGTATGATCGGCCGCGGTGGAAGATCGTGCTGTCGCGCGTCACCCTCTGCCGGAGCCCCCACCGCACGATGAATTGCACCGTGTCGATGGAGCGCGCCGCGCCGTCCTCGATGCTGTCCTCGCCCTTGGCGGAGCGCACCCCGGCGCGGCCGTAGAAGGTCTCCACGCGCTCGCGGTAGTGGTCGTTGTCATCCTTGGTCCTCACGGGCGTCCGGATGCCGATGCGGTACTTGAGCTCGCCGGGGTCCACGTGCGGCATGCTCAGTCACCCCCCGTAAATTTGCCCTTGAGCTGGTGGATGATCCCTTGCACGCCGAACACTTCGGCGCTGGGGTTGTCGCCCACCATGCCGCGGCGATCACAGTAGTGGGTGGCGATCTGATAGGCTGCCAGGTCGTACAGACTCGCCGCCAGGGGCATGGCCCGGGCCTCGGAGGGGCTGGGCGCAGCCACCTCCGACTCCTTCAGGTAGCCCATGGCCGCGTCCAGGTATAACTGGAGCTGCTGATCGGTAAACTCGCCGTCCAGCACCGCGTGCCCCTTGAATCCCTCCAGGCTGGCCATGCGATCACCTCATCACGCGCGGTCCGCCAGCGCCACGAACGGGGAGCGCTTGGTGGTGCCCTTGTAGGCCTCGATGGAATTGCTCCACATCGGCTTGCCGCCGGCCCTGTAGGTGAACTTGAAGGCGGTCTCGTCGTACAAGAACCGCACATGGATGGAGGTCTGGCCATTGATGCCGCCCTTGTCGATCCACCTGTACTGGCTCATGTCGGCGAACAGGATGTCGCCCTTGGTGCCCAGGGCGGAGCACTGCTCGATCGGCACGATCGGCCGGCCCAGCAGCAGGCCGTTCGGCGCGGAGGCCAGGCCGCCGGCGGGCACGAAGATCGGCAGGCCGTTGGAGACGGTCAGGCCTTCGGTGGCGGTGGAGCCGGTGTTCATCAACAGCTGGTACAGCGCGATCTCAAGATCCTGGTTGATGTACCACTTGGCGTTGCTGCGGTGCTTGGCGGGCATGGCGTTGAACATCTTGAGGATGTTGTTGAGCACGATGCTGGCCGCCGCCTGGCCGCTCTCCTTGGCGATGGTCACCAGGCTGCCGTTACCGGCGTCCAGGATGCCGGTGGGCATGTTGGTGCCGGTGCCGGAGATGATGGCGTCGTCGCACTTGAAGGCGAACTCGTCGGAGAAGCCCTGGTCAATGATCGCGGCCATCGCGGGCAGATCCTCCAGCATCTCCTCGGTGGCGTAGCACAGGCCGGTCAGCTTGCCCAGGTCGGTCTGGCTGTTCTTAAACTTCATCTGGCTGGCGGTATACTCGGCCGCCTCTCCCTTCCAGTAGGAAAGGATGCCGCCATTGCGGCCCTTGATGGAGACGGTGGTGTCCTTGCGGCTCTCCTCGTCCACCTCGGCAACGATCAGGCGGTTGCCGCTCACCGGCACGTGCTGCACCTCGGGCAGCAGCACGCTCTCGCTCTGCACGTGCTTCACCAGCTCGTCGGAGTAGTCCGGCGGGATCAGGTAGCCGCCGTCCGCGTCGGTGGTGATGTTCTGGCCGCTGGCGGAGCTCTTGATGCTCATGTACTCGGCCAGGCGCGGATCCACCACGGGGTTCACGCCGCTGGCCTTCGCCACGCAGGAGAAAAAGTCGCCGGCGCCCTTGAAGGCCTTGGCGGCCTTCTGGATCTGATCGCCCTCGGCGCGGATCGCCATCAGGTTGGCGCTCTGGGCCTCTGTCATGTCGTCCAGGCTCTCCTTCAGGATGTCCCGGCGCTGCTTCAGGGCGTTCAGCCGCTCGGTAGCGGCGGTGCGCTGCGCCGGATCGGCGCTGGCGTTGGCGGCCAGCGCCACGGCGGCGTCCCTGGCCTCCACCAGTTCCCGGTTCACGTCCTTGAGCTGGGCCCGGATCTGTTCAATGGTCATCGGCATTTTACTCAACCTCACTTTCGGGTTTTTCGTCGTCATCGTCGTCTGCGTCCTTCGTGGCCTCGATGGCTGCCATCAGCGCCTCCAGGCCGTCATCGTCGCCTTCGCCATCCTCGCCCTCGGGGTCATCGGTGGCGGCCTGGAGGCTGTCCCAGCGGTCCAGACCGGCGCGGACGCCGCAGATCAGAGCGTCCATGATGTCGTTTTTCGCCTCGCCCCGCGCCAGGCTCCGAAGCCCAGCCAGGAGCCCGGTCAATCCCTCGCTGGCGGCATTGTTGGGCTCATTGCCGGTGATAAAATGCTTGGCCAGCAGTTCAGGGATGGGGGAGGGGGCCGCGGGCTCCGCCGCGTCCATCGCCGCCCGGGTGATGCGCTCGTCGTCGCGCTCCAGGCTGCTGGCGATGCGCACCTCCGTGATGGACTTCATCATCGCGGTGGGCTGGCGGTCGTCCTCGCCGTCCTCCTCGTGCATGATGCTGTCCGCGAAGCCCAGCTCGATGGCCTGCCGGGCGTTCATATAGGTTCCGTTGCCGTCCGGACCGTTGAGCAGCTCCATGATCTTCTCGCGGCTCTGGCCGGTGCGGCGCGTGTAGGCTTCCACCTGGGCGTCCCGCACGGTGTCCAGCACGTCCGCCACGGCCCGAAGCACCGCGGACTTGCCCTGCGGGCGGCTCCACGGCTCGTGGATCATGATGGTGCCCAGCAGGCTGATCCGGATCTCGTCGGCGGCCATGGCCACGATGCTGGCAGCGGAGGCCGCCAGGCTCACCATGGCGATCACCTTGCCCCGCCCGGAGGCGGAATACTCGCGCAGCATATCGTGGATGGTCGTGCCGGCGAACACGTCGCCGCCGGGGCTGTCCAGCCACACGTAGAGCGTGCCCTCGGCCCGGTCGATGTCCCGCTTGAACATCTTCGGGGTCACCTCGTCGCCCCACCAGGACTGCTGCTCGGCGATCTCGTCCAGGATGTACAGGTCGGTGCGCTTTTCGGCCGATCGTACAGCCATGCTCCAAAACTTTTGCATTGTGTTGTCCTCCTAAAATAGGGCCCATATATCATCGTAGGCGTCGCGGGCGCCCGCGGCTGTCGCGCGAGCGTTGCGCTGGACCATCTTGTGCTGGCTCTCACCCCGATCGCCCCATTGAGCAGAGGCGTCGTTGCGGCGCTGTGACTGGGCCCGCCCGGGGAGGAGTAGAGTCCCGAGCCCGGCTCATGGCCGCGGCCCGGCCTCGGAGGAAAGTGTGTCCGATGCCGGTCCGGATAACGGCGGGGGATGCACGCTCCGCCGGTTACCGCCGTTTATTCGTCGCCCTCCAGCTTGCCGGTCAGCAGCAGCTCGGGGTGCTCCACCACCACCCGCAGCGGGATCATGTCCCTGGCCACCAGCAGCTCGTTGCCGTTGGGCATGTCGGGCAGGCCGTCCTCCCGCCGCGCCTCGTTGGGCGTCATCTTGGCCCCGCGCACGGCCTTGGAGTGCTTGTCCGCCATGGCGGCGGTGTCGCCGCGCTTGAGGGCGTCCATGTCAAAGCGGATGTTGTAGCCGGCCACGATCTCCTCGTAGGTCAGCAGCTTGCGCTTGAGGATCTCCTCCCACTGCCGCACGATCGGAAGCATCGTCAGCTTGAGGAACTCCTGGATGTCCTGCTCGCTGGTGGAGTAGCCGGAGCTCGCGGCGTCGCCCAGCATCCGGGGCGGCATGTTGTACACCGCCGCCACCTTGCGCTTGGTGATGTTGTCCACATCCAACACCTTGGGATCCACCACGCTGTTCTTGATGGTGTCCGCCGTCACGCCGCCATCCAGTATGATCACGTGTCGGCCGCTGGCGTTGTACACCTTTTTGAAGCGCTCCACGTGCCGCAGCTGGGCCTCCTCGGAGAAATTGGTGGGGTAGGTGAGGATGATGGAGTCGCCCACGCCCTTGAGCTGCTCCAGGCTGACCTCCTGGATCTGGCGGTCGTACTTGAGCGTGCCGCCCAGCACCTCGATGGGGCTGATGCCGGTCACGCCGTCCGTGGACATGTGATGCAGCGCGATAACATAGCTGCCGTGCACCGTCACCATCTGGCCGTCATCCAGGGTGATCTTGTACCAGAGCTCCCGCGTCTCGGAGTTGCGCAGTACCTGCACCCTGGAGGGGTCCAGCACGTCCAGGCGCTCGATCTCCGTGCCGTTGTCGTCCGGCACGGCCATCAGGTAGGCGCTGCCCACCGTCAGGCGGCAGGCCTCCGCGGCCATCACCAGCTGGAAGGGCGTCAGGTCCGGGTTGGGCGCGAAGCCGATCAGGCGCTCACGCCGGTCGTCCCTGGCGATCACGTAATCCTTGTACAGGTGCACCGGCATGCACGCCAGCGTGTTGGCGATCCGGCTCACGGCGGAGTAGATCGCCTCGCTGCCCTTGAGATCCTCCCGCGACCGGGCGTTGATCATGGCGTTCCACAGGGTCAGCGGCGTCACCCGTACCCCCTGGCTCATGGGGCGGTCCCGGCTCTTGTTGTCATCCTTCCGGCGTCTCGAAAATATGGACATACCCTAGCCTCCTATAGGTCGATGATCGTCACCCCGGCGCAGTCCGTCCGACGGCCCACCGGGTTCATCCGCATTTGTTCCGCGTGGGCGTTCAACAGGGCGGCGAAACCGTCGATCTTGTTGTAGCGCCCAGCCTTCGTCGGCAGCCAGTTCTCATGTTCAGCGTCCCGGCCGCCCTGCCGGATCTTCACGTTGTCCAGGTACCAGCGGCACAGGGGGTTGTTGTTCATCACCAGCCGCCCGTCCAGCAGCACCTCGCGCAGATTCTTCATCGGCGCGTTCAGCGTCAGCGGCCCCTGGCGCACCAGGTTCACCGGCATGCCCGCGCCCTGCATGGATTGCACCAGGCGCATGGCGTTGGCCGGGTCGTAGCCGATGGACATCACCTGGTATTTCTTGCAGGCCTCCCGGAACCACTCAAACACTAGCTCGTACCGCACATAGTCGCCGGGTACCAGCGTCAGCAGGCCCTTCATGGCCCACTCGTAGTAGGGGATCTTTTCGTTGTCCAGCTCCGCCTTGCGCTGCGGGATCCAGGTGTGCCCCAGCCAAAAGTAGCGCCCGTCCTCCAGCGGGAACTCCAGCGCCGCGCCGGTGAAGTCCTCGGTCAGGGAAAGGTCAAATCCGCCGTAGCATTCGCGGCCGATCAGCCCGGCCTCGTCGAAGGTGCCGTCGTTGCGCTTCAAAACCTCGAAGTCCACAAACTTGGCCTCGCCGCTGTTGACAAACACGTTCAGCTGTTTGCAAATAAAGTCCGCGCGCTCCTGGGGCACGTGCTTGCAGCGCTCCCAGTCGGCCTTGAGCTGCTCCAGGTCCAGCAGCACCCCGATGGAGGGGTTGGCCTTGATCCACAGGCTGCTGTCCTCCACGTCGTCGTCCTCGTCAAGCTCGCAGATGAAGGCGAACATCCTGTCCGCCACGTCCTGCCGGAGCTTGCCGGGGATCATCGCGTCGGTAAACAGCTGGTAGTAGTGCATCAGCGGTCCATCCAGCACCGTGCCCATGGTGGTGATGTACAGCGCCAGGGGCTGGCGGCGCTTGTTCATGCCGCGCTTGATAACGTTGATCAATTTGAAATCCCGGTAGGCATGCAGCTCGTCGAAGATGCCCATGTGCGGGTTCAGGCCGTCCAGCTTGCGGCTGTCGCTGGCGCGGTGCTCGATCTTGCCGCCGGTCTGGTCGTAGTAGATGGCGCTCCGCAGCACCCGGAAGTGGCTGTTGATCCGGCTGGACCGCAGCTGGGCGGAGCACTCGGCGAACGTGATACCAGCCTGCTCCTTGGAGTTGGCCAGCAGGTACACGTCCGCGCCGCGCTCGCCGTCCTTTGAGACGCCGTAGCCGGCGTTGCCGGCGATCATCGTGGTCTTGCCGTTGCCGCGGCCCACCGCGATCAGTCCCTCGGTGAATCGCCGGAGCCCCGTCTCCCGGTGTACCCAGCCGTAGATGTTGGCCTCACAAAAGCATTGCCAGGGCAGCAGCTCGAAGCGGTCGTAGTCGCCCTTGCTGGGCACCAAGTAGCGCTCCATGAAATCCATGGGGCGGGCGGCCTTGGCCTCGTCGAACACCCAGGGCCAGTCGGGATCCTCTCGCGACCGCCGAAGGTCCTCCTGAAACCTGCGGCAGGCCATTTTGACCTTCTCACAGGCGATGATGGTGCCGTCCAGCACCTGGGCGGCGTAGTCGTAGGCGGCCTGGACCGCCTTAGAAGTCGTTGAAGTCGTCGCCGTCATCGTCGTCGTCGGCTTCGGCCGTGGGTTTCTCGCGGGCGATCAGGCCCAGCGCCATCATCACCCGCCGGCTCTGATCCTGTACCTTTTGCATCATTGAGATGGATTTGTTGTCCCGCTTGAGCGTCTGCCGGCCGTTGTAATAGCTGACCTCAATGCCCCGCTTTTTGATGTCCGCCCACAGGCTGTTCTTCAGCTGCTCGTTGCGCACCAGGTCGGAGATCAGAATCACCTGCTGGGGCGTCACGGCCTCGGCGCCGCCCAGCTCCTCCACCAGAGCGTCGAAGCGCTCCGCGGCTGCCGTATCGTCCGGGAAGTATTCCGCGCCGCCGGTCGGTCGCTTGTCCTCCATGATCTCCCTCCTCGTCATACTTTGATGATGCGCACACCGCTGGGCGCGGGCGTCGGAGCCCGTCCGGGCGCGCCGCCCTTCTCGGGGTGCCGCTTGTTGTGGCAGGCGTCGCACAGGCTCACCAGGTTGTTGAGCTCCAGCGCCAGCTCCGGGTGCGTCTCCCGCGGCAGTATGTGGTGCACCACCACGGCCCGCCGCGCGCGGATCCGCGCGCCCAGCCGCTTCTGCGCCAGGCAGTCCTGGCAGATGTAGTGGTCGCGCTCCAGCGCCACCAGCCGAAGCCGCCGCCAGGCGGGCGACTTGTAAAAGGGGTCCGCCTGCTTTTCGTAACGCATGCCAGCCTCCATGCGGGCACAAAAAAGGGAAAAGCGCCGATATCAGCGCTTTTCCCTCGGGCTTTGCTTGCCCTTTGTTTTTTGCTGAGTTTACCATATCACATTTCAGGGGGTATCATCAAGGATCATCCGGTATCATTTTTCGAGGGTTGCCCCACTTTTTCTTGAAAGTACGTGCTTAAACTGTCGCGTGGGTGCTTAAACTGTCCACCACGTGCGCAAATTGAAAAGCGCCGATGTCGGCGCTTTTGTCAGTCGTCATCCCAACGGTAGGTGTACCCGGTCAGGGCAAACTCGTTTTTTACTTTGCCATTGCACCGGTCCATCACCGTCTGGCCGGACAGGTAATTATCACGCCCGGCGGCCCTCGCGCTCGGGTATCTCCGCACGATCATGCCCTCCCGGTCCACCATGACCACGGGCCTCCGGCTGCTCTGCCCGCCATACTTCGTCCCCAGGCGAGTGCGCGTCACAAACAGCACATTGTCGATGGAGTTGTCCGCGTGGAGTCCGTTGCGGTGCACCACGTACATGCCCTCGGGGATGCCAAACCAGGTGGCCGCCACCAGCTGGAGCACCGGCCGCTCCAGCCGGGAGCCGTCCGGCTTCGTCAGGTGCACCATGTGGGTTTTGCGGTTGGCGCCCTTCTGGCGCCGCGTCCGGACGTAGGTCTGCATGATGGTCCGCTTGCCGCTGATCGGCCAGGTCTTGCGGATCCGGCCGTAGGTGCTGGCCTGGTAAATCCCGCCGAAGCCGGGGATGTCCCGCCAGCGCTCGGGCTCCTGGGCTAGTTGCTTTGCCACGGCGTCGCCTCCCTCTGTGTATCGGTCGGCCTGGATGTCCAGAACCGAGTATTCGGTAGTTGCGCTGCTTCCGGCTCCGCACCGAGAAATCGGTTTTCAAACACGCCATCGTCGTATTTAATCAGCGGTGTCATGTAGGTTCGCACCTCATCCCGC